CCATACCCATTTGTGGTAAATTGCGTCCTACAAAAATTTGGTATTAAAAATGCCAATGGTCGTATTTATCCAGAAGAAGTTTTGAAAAAACAAGCTGAACTCTATCAACAGAAAATCAATGATAGAAGGGCGATTGGCGAACTCAATCACCCAGCCGAATCGACCATCGACTTAGGTAGGATTGCCATTAACTTAATAGAAATGCATTGGGAGGGTAGAACTCTTATTGGTAAAGCTGAAATTAACACATCTCATGGCTTTAGGAAATATGGTATTGTCACTACTAGAGGCGATGAAATGGCTAACTTATTGTTAAACGGTATAAAGATTGGTGTGTCATCTAGAGGTGTTGGTTCTGTTGAACAGAAATTGGGACAATATGTTGTTGGTGATGATTTCGAACTTATCTGTTGGGATGTTGTATCAGACCCTAGTACTCCTGGTGCCTTTATTGGTAAACCAGAAGAGTTGCAACAGTATGTCGAAACATCACAACAGAATGACGATAAACCAAAGTTAAATGAAAAAATTAATAAGATAAAACAAGTACTTAATTCATAAAGAATATAAAAGCGAGGCTAACTGAATAGTCTCGCTTATTTTATGTTTACCAATTACCATAGTTGTATAGTTCATTGTCAGTTGGGTCATGGTTATCTATGAATGGGTCTAGTTCATCATCCACATAGCCCTCTGCTTCATCATCATTCCATCCAATTGCGTCATTGTGTGGTTCATAATAAGTTGGGTCTATATTATCTTCACCTACACCACTCCAATTATGGTCTTTCTGGTCTTCAAAAGCTTCATAGTTATTCAATACTGAGTCTTCTTTTTCTTCTTCAGCTTCATGCCAATTGTCACCTAGGACATCTTCTCTTATAATTCTTTTTACTGACTTTGATATTACGTCACGTAATTCAGATTCTGTGAGTCTTATAATCTTTTTCATAGTATATTCATGTTTATTTACAATAAATAGTTTACTTTTTTGTTTTATTTACTGTGAAGTCATTTTCTTGAAACATATATACTAGATTATTGGCGATAGTGCTTATCTTCCTATTAAACATTTCCTTTAATGCACGCAATTCTTTTTTATTGCTTTCATTTTGTCTGAGATAGAAATCGAACGATAAGAATTTCTTTTCATTTGGCGTTATATTATCTGTGCTAATATCAAAATCCAATATATAGCGATTATCAAAATTAACCCCATCTATTAAAAAGGTTTTAATATTTTTCCTCATATTTTCTTCAATTTCATTCAAGACTGAATTATAATTCATTTTCTTTAATGGCGTAACCCAACATTTGCCACTAACATAGACCACTTGAGGATTGTGTCTATTAACTGTACCATACTTCAACGAAATATGATTACAAACATCTAGTTTATACTCTTTATTTAACCTAATCATTTATAACAATTTTTTTTACATATTAAAATATAATATTTTTTTACAAAAAATCAAGTTTGGGGATAAACAAAAATGCAGTCATTTCTGACTGCATCTTATATAATTAATCATCCATTAGAATATCTCTAATTTCAAGAAGTTTTGCAATATCTTTTACAATTGAATCCTTATTGAATTGCATTTCATTAATCTGTTCACTTAACCCTTTCAATTCAGCATTATCAGAATCTTCTTTGAGCATTTCATTGATTTTTGAGATACATTCATTCTTGAACTTGTTGAACATCTTCTCCTTTCTCTTTTCAGCAATTGGACTCTTGAAATCAGTAATCTCTTGCACAAATGACATTTCAGACTCATTTAAGTTTGTCTGGAGTTTTTCCTCAAACTCCCTAATCATCGTGTCAACATCCTTACCATTGTTCTTCTTATCATCCTTATGGGCTGTCATCCATTTGCATACAGCATCATAGCTTTCAGCAAGTGGTAGCATATTATTGCTAGTTCTCTTTGTTGTAAGGATTACATTACCACTCTCATAGAGCTTCTTTGATTCATCATCAATGAAATCAGATGGAATGATATTGTTCTCAATCATAATATCTCTGAGTTTCTTGTTTGATTTCTTAATTGTCTTCTGGTCAATTTCCTCGCAAACAATATTCACAAGTTTTCCCAATGCGACATCTGGTGTTATCACCTTAGCATGATTGCTATTATACTGTTCCTTAATTACGTTATAGAAATTGAATTGGCTACGCAAGTTCTTGTCTTCCTTGATTGTTTTAATGACATCCCTTACAGCCTTCTTATTTGTCTTGATAAGGGTTGGTAACTCATTCTCGAAGATATGGTTCAACATACCGAAATTGGTTGTATTCATCTCTTCCATAAGTTCCTTCTCATGCTTGCTATCTTCAATAGCTTCCTCTAACATATCCTTGACATACTCATATGCCTTGAAGTCACCTTTCTGAAGCGCCTCATTCATTATCTTGGTATAGTTAGAAAATTCTTCTTGATACTTATTATTTTTCATATTATTTATATTTTCTTTTTTATGTTCTTTACTTTCTTGGTATATTAATGAATTGTATTGCGCAATTGTCATATTACCTAACCTTTTTGACTTATCAACTAGCTTACTAGAAGGTGAATTATATTCCCTTACTATAGATATAACATTTTGTAAATTCTTATCGTTAAGGTCTTCTATTTTAGTCCTAAAACGTTCTTCATCTCCATCACCACTTGTACTAGTATTATTACTATTAATATATTCTAATAAATTATATTCTTCTATTTTATTAATCACATAATAATATTCTTGTGGGTTTTCTATGCCTAATAAATTAACGATTTCCTTTAACCTAGCTGATGAAACCATACCCCAAGTAGTTAGTACTTTTTGTTTCAAGAATAATCTACCCTTGCAAGCAGAAGTGTTCATAATGGCATTATAAATATCACTGTAGCCACTTCTATCAATTCTTGATTTTGCATTTCTGATATATGAGTCAGCACATGCTCTAACAATGTCTTGATGACTATTAGCATCTATTTTTCTAATATCACTTCCATTTTCTAACTTTTTAAAGACTTTTTCACCATCAATTAAATCTTGAAAATATCCAAATGTTATAGTATTACCCTCATTCCAATAGTATTCTTGTTTGATATGTCTAGGGTTATATATCTTATTGTTTCTTAATTTATTATATAAGCCATTTATCTTGCCAAACAATCCACTATTATTTTTAGTATAATCATATACAGATAACGTATCGGGATTCCCACCAAAATACTCATTAATTATCTCTTTACCTTCCTTGTTTTCTTGATATATGGTTGCATTTCTCTGCGCTAATGTTTTCCATCCTTCTTTTTCCTTTTGAGATTGCCATGTCTCATCTGGGGCATTATAGCTTCTAATCAATTCAGCAACCTTTGTGCCAATCTTAAATGGCGCATTAATTTCCTTACTGCCATCATCGCCATTATTTCCTTGCTGTATATATTCTAAAACTGTTATATTCTCAGCTCCTTGACTTTTAGAATCTTCAGTAACAAATATGCATGCTTCAACATTTATTTTCAACTTCTTTGCAACAAGTGCAACTAAATCTGAACTTGGTGGATACCAAAAGCACAATACATCTGGATAATTTGGCGTGTCAAATTTCCAATATCTTCCCAAGCCATAAGATTTTTCATAACATTGGTCTTCAATCCATTCTATATAAGACTCATATCTATCACGTATTGCGCCAATAGCTTTTCCCATAACCATTTTAGCAGCTTCAGTTCCAATATTATGGTGTAGCTTTCCAACTAGAAATTTATAGTCGTTGTCAATTGATACTGGGAAAAAGCCAAAACACATTGCTTGGTCATCATTCCAATGCCAAGTGGTTTTGGTGTCTGTATCATATATCACATCTGGTGTTCCTTCGAAATACTCTAATATCTTTTGTTTTTTCATTTAAAACAATATTTCCTATAAATATCACTTAATAATGAAAAAGAGTGACACCATTAATGCCACTCTTATTCTATGTTACTCTTTATTTGTAAACTTGCCCAATGCGTCTATCATTTTGTCAAACTCTTCATTAATCAACAATGAATCACTATCATAAACATCAGCACGTTTAAACTCAGTTTCATTCTGCTTTTTCTTGTGCTCAGTCAAAGTTGACAAATAATCATTGAACATCCTATCAAGATTAGAATTGTGCTCATTTATAAGCGGCTTGTTGCTGCGTATAGACTCCATTGGGGCATTTGGGTCAGTTCCCATGTCTTGTGTTGGCATTGAGCCTTCTTGACCTTCCATTGCACTACTGCCATCATCTCCAGGCGCTCCCATGCCACTCATATCTCCACTCATGTCTGGCGCTTCTCCCATCGGAGGTGGCGGTGCTCCTCCACCCATATCACCACCTTGGTTAGGCATTCCACCTTGCTGGTCATCCATATACTCAGCTCCTGGCTCTCCATACATTCTATCAACAGTGTCGAAGATACCAGTCTTCTTAATGATTTGAGTGGTCTTTTCAAGCTCAGCAGCAATACCCTTCTCAAGACGTATCTCTTCAAGATTCTCCTTAATCTCCTTCTCAGACCATTTCATAATCTGCTTCAATGCACGAACTTGAGACATTACTGGAAGACCATTTCCTGGGTCGCTAACAGCATCTCTAACAGCATCAATCTTCTTCTGCATGTTCTCAATCTCCAACCCCTCAGCTTGAGTTGATGGGTTGTTCATTGTTAATGAGAAATTAGTTAACTCGTCATTGAAACCTAATAAGAATAGATGAATGGATGCAACTTTAGTTAATTCCATCAAGAATGCTTGCTGAATTCTATTCACAGTTCTAGTAAAACGAATATCCATAAGAGCAAGATTCTTACCATCGCCAGCAGCCTCTTCGAAGTTAAGGAACGATTTTGGAATCCTTAAGGCAGTCAATACCTTGTTTTGAACAAACTTAATATCGTCCATTGCAGTTAGGTTTTGGCCTGCTGATAAAGTATCAATAGGTGTGGGGGCCGACTCATCACGAACGGGCAAGAAAATATCATTGTCAATTGCAAGAATATTTTTCCTCAAGTCAATCTGTCCAGTAACTGGGTCTACTATCGGTGTCCTCTTAAATTGGTTTGCGATTTGCTCAACATATCCTTGTACGTCTGCGTCATCAATTGCACCAACAAAAATCTTGTAAACACGTCTTTCAACTGAACGCTCAAGACGATAGATTAACATCATATCTTCCATCAAACTAAGCATTCTCCAATGACGACGAGCTGCATTGAGATATGATATACCATATGGCAAATACAATGAGTTTGTAAGTAGTCTAAAGTGCGCAATTTGCCAATCTCTAAATGGTATTTGTGAATTGTTGTCATCAAGCCATATAAACTGCGTTGAAAGGTCAGCATCGTCCTTTGTAATACCATTGACAGCAATTGATGCGCCTGCACCGTATGGATTTTGAATTCCATTCTCAATTCTCTCCATATTAAACACTGGTAGCTGCTTCCAACCCTTAATACCATTCTTATGGTCAATGTCTAACAGCATAAACTGATTACCATACTTACACATTGCACGTATAATCATTGGGGCTGTCAATTGAACATTAAGACGATTTACAAACAAATCCTCTAGAATACTCTTGATTCTATCTGACTTAGAATAGACATTGACTGTCATCCCTTTGTCATTGGTTATACACGCCTCTTCTGACACAATGTCTAATGCAGCGCCAATCTCTGGGAATGCATCCATCAAGTCAGCATCACGGTACATAAGTTTGACGTTATTAAGACCAGCATATGCTGTAACTGATAGATTAACATTAGCCTTAATCCATCTATCCTTTAAGTACCTATCTTGTTGAAGCTCTAGCTTCTTCTGCAAGTAATCGTCCTTGTCTGTCGTCTTATAAATCACATCATTACCACCACCATTACTCATGTCATATGAGTTTATATGAGGCTCAGCAATTGATGTCGATGGAGAAGTCCAATTACCAGTTATAGCTTTATCTAGAGCTTGAAAAACTGTATTTTTCTTTGCCATTATTACTTTCTATAAAAAATAACATTATTTTATATAAATATCAAGAGTGCTTCATTTAAAATTTCCAAACACCCACATAAAATTCCCGTTTATCACATTATTCTTTGGAAAACTCTTCTGAGTGTAAAATGGCAAGCCATTCTTTGGGGTTATCATTTCGCCACTCCTCAATTTAGATTTGTTTGTATTCATGGCACCACCCATCATATATGCGCTTAATATTGCCTTGTCCTTGTTCTGGGTATTCTGTATCCTATTAACAGTATACTGCATAACAAATAATCCCATTGCTAGAGCACATAATGAGTCATCATGAGCACCTTCCATATGGTCAATACGAGCAGTCTCTCCCTTAAATATCCATGTGTTTAATTCATTGATGACTCTTACTGAACGAATTTTGAACTCGTTGTTTCGAATCATTCCAGCTAGGTTAGATAATACTGGATATCTATTACCTTGAAAGTGAAACCCTGGAAGCTTATCCGTATAACCATCATAATTCTTAGTAGACCTTTGAACCATATAGGTCTTTTGGTTCATGTCTTCATAATACATGTTTTTGTAACCCATCTGAAGCAATGTGATAATTGCTGCATCACCTTGTCCTCCCGTGCTGTCAACCACAATAAATGCATCGTTATACATCTTTGCATATTGATAGCACAATGCACCAATATCATCTCCTAATTTCTTTCCAATATATTCAGCCACTTGTTCAACGATTGGCATTCCATTCTCGTCTTTACCATCCATATCGATTATCTCAATTGCAGTACGGTCAGCAGAAGTACCACGAGAAGGGTCACATGCCAATATATATCTATGCCCATCGATTGGTTTCTTCCAGAACCAAGTCTCATTTACTAGTGGGTCAGCAAAGTCTTCCAATGGTTCACGAACATTAAGCTTCTCTTGCATCTCAATGAATTGAGGTCCAACCACGTTATCACTTGAACCCTTGAATGACACATCAAGCTCTTGGGCAATTTTCATTTCATCGTTATTGAATGAGTGACACATGTCCTCATACCACAACGATGTAGGTTTCCATCCCTCATGTTCTAGTCTAGCCCATCTTTCTTCATCATATTTTACGTTTCCTTCTGCGTCTACGATTGGGTCTTGGTCATATTCCCATTCGTTAGTTTTCTCATCTTTTCTTTTCCATACAAGACGCTTATTGAAACGAGGGTCTTGATACCAGCGGAATTGAACTGCTGTGAAGCTATTCTCATGGCTAAGGGCTTGTCTATATGTGTTATAATATAGTTCGTCCATACCATTAGGAGTTGACACCATAACAGTTCTTGAATTTGGGTTTGATGCCATAGTAGCTGCTGCGGTGGTATAAACTGATATACCATCCTCAATGAAAGCAGCCTCATCGAGTATTAGAGTTGATACGGCTGAGATACCACGAGCTGCGTTAGGACCACTAGCACGTGCAATAATACGACACCCATTGAATAGTTTCAGTTCACTCTTTGCATCCTTTATATAGATTGACTTTAGGTTTTTCTCTGAATTTGGGTCAACTGAAAAAAAGTCTTGCCCCCAATACCATCTAGGAACTTGGTCAAGGAAATCTCTTACCTTGATGATAATTTCATTTGCTTGGTCAAGTTTATTTGCGATACACAGAATTGTTTCTGGTGCTTCCTTAGACGCAAAAGCGCATTCAGCCGCAGCCCAAGCAGAGGATAGTGTTGTAATACCGCACTGTCTAGGTTTAATTGCTATCACGTTTCTATGCTCAGCTAACGCTTTTAGGAACGCTCTCTGTCGTGGGAAGCAGTGGAATTGGGTTTTCTTTCCCTTCATTGCGTTGAATGTACTGAAATATTTTTCTATGAAGGTTATTCTACTTTTGTCGGCATAACACAATGCATAATCTTTTTGCAATTCTTTGAAATCATATACCATTTTTCTTAATTTCATCTAATAGTTTATTTTCATCAGTTATTATATTATCCTCGTATTGTTTATCAGAAAAATATAATAATTTAACATTATGCTCTTTGCATAATTCTCTTTTCTTTTTGTCTCTATTTTGTGTTTGAATTAAGTTTTCTTTACCTCCAAAAAAATTAACTTCTTCATAATGTTGTTTTCCTTGACACTCAATTGCTATATTATATTGTGGTAAATAAAAATCTAAACTCATACCATTTAGCCAATCAAAAGTTGACTTATTACACTGGGCAACAAATTTTATATCATGGCTCAATAGTAACTTGTCTATCATTCTTTCTAATTTAGAATATTTACATTTCGGGCATCCAATGCCACTCATATGGGAAGATGGAAGTTGCTCAAATTCTCCATGAATAGGACATATTATTTTCATCTTAGTTGATGCATTAACATATGACTCTTTAACATATTGGTATTTGCTGTTATGAATTTTATTTGCTCTTTCTATCATTTCCTCAAATGATAATGTTCTAGTTTCAGAAACTTTATCGAACTTGCAACTAGGGCAACCACAGCCCCTTAAATGGTCATTTGGTCTTTGCATAAATGACCCATGAATAGGACATATTATTTTTATTGGCGTATTAACATTAACTAATTCTGCCTCATCATAAATATATTTGTCGCCATGAACCTTTTTAGCGTCTAAAATTAAATCTTCAATAGTTCTTTTTTTATTACCACTGCACTTTGAGCAGCCAACACCATTAATGAAGTGTTTTGGCTGTATCATAAAAGCCCCATGTTCTATACCATTCTTATCTTTTTCGTGGCATATAACTCGTATTTTTGTCTTATTGTTTTTATAAGACAATTCTGATAAATCGTATTTATCACCGTGAACCTTTTTGACGCATTCAAAGAATTCCTCTTGAGTTATAGAATTTTTTCTACTTCTTTCTTCTTTAGCACATTCTGGACATCCATGACCACCACAGTGTACCTCCATAGACTGTTCAAATTCTCCATGAATTGGACATATTATTGTTCCTTTAACTTTACTACCTTTGAGAATAAATTTTCTATAATCATACTTATCACCGTGTACGGATTTGGCTTTATCTATCGATTGTTCTATGGTTAATTTTTTCATAATTTAATTTATTTCTATTATTCTACAAAGATATATAAAATATATTAAATTTCCAAATAAAAATCAGGTAAATTTATATAAATATTTCATTAAATAAAAAAAGAACAACCATTTCTGATTGTTCTTTAATTAATTTCTTATTAATAGTTTTTAAAGTATTTATCTTTTTCAGTTTTTAGTACTGCATAATAATCGTTTATTGTTTCTCCCTCAATATTTTGATAGGAATCCTCAAATGCTTCTATATCACCAAAACCATTAAGTTTTGAGAATATTCTTCTTATTCCATCATCATTATGTCTTGTTGAGAATCTGCTGCAAATTATTCCGAATTCTTTAACAGCCTTTGCATATATAT